TTCGAGCGCCCCGCCTTCCCCAGTAACCTGGATGTCCTTCTGCTTCGCCAACGCCTTTTTGCGCGCATCGACCGCCTTGTTGGCCGCCTTGTTCTTCGCGATTGAGGTCCCGATAGCGGTAGCGGTGCCAACGGCGGCGGCAACTGCGGCAATGATTAAGACAGGCATGACTCAAAGCTCCTTCAGATACATGATTTCCTTCGGGACAAAACCCAAATCAGTCAGCAACCGCTTCATAGACTCCGTCTGGTAATACAACTTGTGTCCGGCAGCAAGCTGTTTGCATCCTCGGCGCTTTGCTTCGAGTTCACACGCAGCCATCAACCGGACAGCCCCGAGTCCGGTCCGGTGTTCTGGGAAGATGAACATGAATGTTTCAGAACACATTGTCCAATTCCAGTAAATCGCCGGATGCACCAAAGCACCGAGCGCACCAACAACCCGATCATTGTATTCCAACAATACCAGAAAAGCAGCCCCGATTCCTGTAAGACTCGCCCACTGATTAAAGAAATTCTCTCGATCCAAGACATCGGGTAGAATGCCAGCCTCTCGTGCGAACGCCTCCAAAAGATCATAAACCTTCGGGATGTCTTCAAGTTCACTGGTAATCCTGGTCTTCACACCTTGCGCAAACAATACAGCCAAAGCGTCGGTGAATCTTGAGCCACTGACACCGGAGTCGGAACCGACGGACCAGTCAAATTAGTCCGGGCGACAAGTGTCTGTCGAGACATTCCATACTCGTTACTCGAATCACAACCTTTAGCCATGTCATCAATATAGATGAACTCAGCTGCTCCCGTCGGGTAATTACTACCCGTATGCGCTGCCAAACCGTCCGGAGGATTCGTGTCAGTATCGAGTCCAATGTCGTGCTGATGTGCCGGAAGATTTTCCAGGACAAGCGAAATTGTAGTCGCAAGAACCCCAGAGACCGCACCCTGATTCCGAGCTTGCGCCGCTCCGGAAACAGCCATTGGATTTGTGCCGTCATAATCCTGAGTAGCCTGGCCCATCGCCAGCCCGCGGTTACCAACCGACGCCCCACCAACCGGACCGTCCCAAAGAATTTCCCAGCCAGGATTGTGAAGCAATGACTCCGCCCGGGACCCCCAGGTCACAAACTTTGTATCACCCTTAACCCCGGATTGCGTTCGCCACTCGTCCCGTTCCCAGACCAACATCGCCTCGATGCTGGTGTCATAGTAAAGCTCAAAATCCACAGGATTTGCCGGACGATTGGCTGTCGTGCCTTCTGTGGGAGTCCCCACCGGCTTCCACGCACCATTTATGAGGATGTTAACCGCCTTTGGCCGCACTTCTCCATTGATCGTCTCCGTCTGAAACCAAATTTCCGCAGCGTTGACCGGCGGAGTCGCCTCTTGCACGTAAAACAAAGTCTGAAGCGACTGATTGAGGACCAACGGCACATACGTTCCGACGTTCTGATCAAAGACCCACCACTCAACATTGTTTTTCAGCCAGGGCCCTTGGTCGGAACTCGGCATTTGAAGACCGGTAACAAACGTCGCGATGCCATAGGGAGCAATGATGTCGAGGTGCGCCAGAATCTCCTCAAAGAACTCCTGTGGCGTCCCTTTGAACGCCGGGTTCAATGGAGTCCCGCGAAGATACAGCCCAGTCTTGGTTGTGCTCATAGCTCGTTCCCGACAATGTCATCCGCACCCGCCTGCAAATCCTGGCATACTTTGCCACCACCAATGAACGCAGGCGCCACAAGCACCAGCTCGTGCGCCGCTTTCATGCTCGCAATCGCATCGGCCAATCGTTGCGCCGCGTTTGCCGAAATTGGAACCGTTGCCGTCCCCGCCCCAACCGCCTGCACCCCCCGGTAGGTATAAACCACCGAAGCCCCGGCTGAATAATCAACCGGACCGTCGGCCAGCACCTCGATCACGGCAGCCTTAGTATCTGCCTTTGAAGCTGCTCCGTCAAACCTCACCCCTCGAAACTCGTCGTCGGCCGCCTCACAAACTCCGGTCCGAGATTCCGCCTCCGGCTGGCCAAACGCCTTGATCGCACGAACCGAACCCGGGCCGAGCACCAGCACAAGCAACTGAAACCCAAAATCAATCTCCTCCGAGGCGTCATGTTCGACGCCATCCGAGGAATTCTCCGTAATCTCCTGCCGGGTGACTTCCTCGGTCCGCAGGTATCGCGATTGCGATTTGAACGCGAACATCACCTCTTCGGCATCCAACGGCAACGCCGAGTCAATCGACCCAGAGGCAACCTTCACCTCTTTCAGCTTGATCGACTTGTAGGGACCCCGCGCGGAACCCGCCCAAAGCACCCGGATATCGGCGTCTTGCGTGAAATCCGCCATGTGCAAATCTGCATAGCGCATCCAAGAGGCCTGCTTGTCGAACCGGACATAGGCGCGCGTTTCAAACCCCCAAAGAATCGGGCACCCATTATCCAACCGGTCAGGCTGAAAGGACTCCCACAGCCGATTCTTGCCGTCGAGGTCGGTGCTCACGTGTAGGCACCGCGTCTCGTTGTTGACCGTCCCCCTCACCCAACAAACCGGCCGGGTCCCCACCCAGTAGCCTTGCCACCCGGCACTCATCACCGCGGCAGCCGTTGCGACGGAGCTGTCATAAACCCACGTATGCAAATTCTTCTTCTGCGAATAAGGCACACTGACCATCAAATAATTCTCGTGCGACCCCATCGCCACGCCCTCAAGGTCGGGAGACAGCAGCCGTTTTGACACCACCATCGGGCCGTCGAGATACGAAATCTCTGAGGACCGTTTCGAGGACTCGGCTGCGTTCAAATTGATCAACCCCTGGCTGGAATACCACCAAAGCATTCCATTGAACGTGGCCCAGGCATTCGGGCCCACACACCCAATGTTCGGGTAAAGCGTCGTGATGAACCCGGCAACTGTGTTCCAAGCATCGCGTTGCCGGATGTAGGTCAACACCGCCTCGGTCGATTCCCGGGTAAACACCACAAGAAAGGGATCCTGCACCGCGGACACTTCCGCCAGCGCCGTAATGTCGTGCTTGAAGATGAATGCACCAATGCTCAATCCCTGATCGTTGATATATTGGCCTTCCCAGAACGACAGCGGGTTTGCATAGTCAGATGCAAACAACCGCTTCCCCCGAGCCACCCACAACCGATCTCCCGACCACGCCATGACCGTTCCGACCGGCAAACTGGTGTCATGCCCCGAGATAGTCCCGTCCCAAACGCCCGGCGCCGTGACCCCGTCCTGAATTACCACGACAGAATGCGGAGAAACCAACGTCAACGAATCGTCCACGACGTTATGCACGACCGCTTGTTCACCCTGGCAGAAATGAACGAACCGGGAATGCACTCCAAACTGGAGACCGGCAAGCTCGATGAATTCTGTAAACGGAGCGTTCGCCGCGTAGATTTTGCCCGCTACGGCGACAAGAAGCTGCGCCGCGGAGTCGGTAGGCCGGTAAAAGAACGCACCTTGGAGTTCCCCATCGGGAAGACAGTTGAGTTGAAGGTGCCCCGGCCGGCAGCGCCACCGAGCGCCACGGTTGACTGCGTTGAACGCCCGCACGACCATCCCCGCGGGCATGATGTCCGGATCAATCGTGCTGTTGACCCCATAGGGGAACGCAAAATCCGCATCCGGAATTCGATTGTCAGCAGCGACAGCCATCAGTCAACAACGTCAGAAGGATCGAACATGGTGTCATTCGGGTTGACCTGGATCGGTTCCTGCCCCGGAGGAGTCGAAGCCCAAATCGCCTCGGTGAGCCACCGGCGCGCGGTCGCTTCAAAACCGGCAGCGCGGGCCAGGTCACCCTCTTGGTAATACTTCATCGCCTCCAACATGGCGAAAAGAGCAGTGAGCGACGGCATCGGGACCCAGTCGTCGGTGGACGCAAACAGCGGGATCGCCCGACGAAACGCGATACGGATCCAGTCGGTACACGTGTGGAGCTTGATCCTGCGATACTGCGGATCCGTCTCGTCCCACTGAAAATTTCCCAAAAGCGTCCCGGTGCCAATACCGTTGTCGAAACTGGACAACCGGATCGACCCCGCAGTCTCAGCTTTTCGGACGCGCAACACGCGCGCAAAAGTCGGGGCAGTCGAGTCCGGAAGCGCATATCCGAACACCGTAGGAACCCGGTATCCGTTGAACCAGACGCCGTTCTCTTTCGTCCGGATCACGTTGCCCAGCACGTCCTCTCCGTAGGCCCACAACTCCGTGCCAGCATCCTCGGCCAACTGCACAAACGCAATCAGCTTCGACGGCGTAATCAGCTCCCGATAAGTCGGGACCAGCCCGAGATCCTGCCACGAGTAATTGCATACGCCGGTGCAATCTCCCGGGCCATTCAAATGGAAGTTGTAGTGCTGGCTCCTGGCCATCGACGGAGTTCCGCCAATGTTCACGGCCAAAATGTTACTCACCTCGCGCGGGAGCGTGACAATACACCCGGCAGTGCAGATGTCCAGGTATCCCATGAGTGGATCGAAGTCGCCGGCATTGGCGAGAATCTCAACAGCCTGAGAAATCTTCGAGAGGATGACTGACTGTGGGCACGTCCCGAGAATACGCCGCGCTTCGGGAAACACCGCGCCGATTTGAAATCCTGCGGGAGCAGACATGGCTTATTCCTCGTCCAGATCACTGAACACTTCTTTGGACACGGCATCGAACGCATCCACAGAACTCCTGCGGGCAGATTTCTCACCGGTAATTTTTTCGATGGAAACCACATCGATCGTGACTGTCACAGACGACC